CATTATTGATTAGCTGTACATTTACCGTGATTGAAACTGTCAATATGTTGGCAATGTTTAAGCCGATGATTGTTGTCTCTGTTGCGCTGGGGCAGGTATAAACATCTGCGTTGGATGTCCCTACTGCGGTGTCTGTAAATGTTTTAAATGCGTTAGCCATTTTTCTATCCCAATGCTATTGCGAATGCCAACGCATTCGGGTCTTGCTCTGTAAAATTCTGCGCTACATTACTCGCGTTGTTAAATATCATCTTTTCTGCTGGCAACGTGCAGAAGATAGTGCGAGTGCCTGATGTCCAGTTAACAGCGGCATCGGAGTTGCTAGACTGCAATATTGTGGTACGGGCCAAGGTTGTACCAGATGCAGTGTAGGTGCCGATACCTATCTCAAAGTCAGTTCCGTCTGTACAGCAATAGTATGTAGTATTTGAATTACCTATTTGACTGAAAGCTTCAAAACCACCTACTGCACCAGCAAGCGTATAAGTGCCTGTGCCAGTGGTAGTGGTAGTCTCTTTAATTCGGTCTTTCAGAACAAGAGCCATTACTTCAACTCTATTGTAAGATTCCCAGCGTTGATACGGAAGATATCCCCCGTAGCAATGGTCTTGCTTGCGTCCAGCGCACCGACAAACAGGATGTTACCGCTCGATGCTGCATCTACAAGAAATGCATGAGTTACGGTGTTACTAGTTCCACTTGATGCTGGAAACTCAATGTTTGCTGCATTTACAACTGTCTGTTGATTTGTACTAGCAGAAGCTAATGTCCAGTTTGCCGCTGTAACCTGTTGTCTTGCGTAAGACCCAAAGGTAGCCTCAGTTAAAGAACCAGCCTCCGCGTCAGAAACTGCTGTTGCCAAGCCAACATATATGCTGTCACCTGGGGTCGAGAATGAACCAGCATTGTTCTTGAAAATAAAACTAAGTATTTTATTCTCAAGGTAAGTGGTCGCTGCGTTACTTGTTGCCATTTGTTACTCCTAAGTCCTTGGCCTATTAGGTAAGCCCCTACGATTCGCATCTGAGTTTTCTCTGGCTTCTGCCAAATCCTTCAAACGCTGAATCTCCTGCGCGAACCTTTGTTCGTACAGTTGCATCATATCCTGCTCACCTTTCATGTAAGTATACGCTTCCACAAGTGAGCCGTAAAGAAGAGCGTTAGGGGCATTGTCGCTCAACCACGATGTTGCAGAATCTGCGCCAGCAGTGATACTGGCAGGTCTATAGTAGTAATGAAGCTCTACTGTGTAGTTGCTGTCTGGGGTGGGACTGACAACAAAATTATCTACGTCATAAATGCTGTAGTATTTTGGTCTAGCATTCGCGCCTGTGTCTATAGAATACTGCTGGACAAAATTCACATCTTTAAAGTCTAGAAATACTTTGTTTGACGCCGTTGTTATTTGCAAAGAAAACGGTGCAAGATAGTCTGATGGCACAGACAAAAAAGGGTCAGCATTTGTTAAAGCAGACGTAGCGTTTTTACGGAACAACTCAAGGTCAACAAGTGTAAAGATACGATCTTCTGCGCCACGAATGAACACAGGTAGATTTGTAACAAAAGATGTTTCAGTGTTTTCTGCAAAATCTTGGATAGCTTGTTTGAGTTGTGCGTATGTAAATGACATGTTACCTGCTCACTATACTATTGTTATGTTTCCAACCATGCTGCTGTGAACAGTGCACTGATACACCAACGAAGTGTCACTAGGTTCATGTGGCACAATAAACTGAGTTAGCCCGGTAGTGCTGTTAAAGTTGTCTGTAACTCCTGTTGTAAAAGCAGAGCCGCCATCAGATGTTCGTATCTGCAAAGGATGACTGCTGACATAAGAGGTGTTGTCGATTAAGTAAGTATGACCTTTGTAAAAGGTAAAGTTAGGGTTGTTACCAGCAGTAGCACCTGGACCAGAAAAGGTATAGGCAGATCCTGTAGCTGCTGTCGTTGTGTATGTGGTTGTTGGACCGCTAACTTCATCATTAAGCCGTATCCAATTGCCACCGTGAGCAAAATACAAACCACCTGTAGCGTGAACATGAGCCACAGCCCCATGATAGGTTGATGCGCTTGGTAAATCAGCTAAAGCAGCGTAATAAAAAACAATTTTGTTTGCACCAGAACTAACATTAAAAAGACCATTTGTATCGATGATATCAGTTAAAGCTGTGCCGTTACCCAACGCATTGTATATTTCGTTGAAGTTGTCATTTATCTTATCGGCCCCGGCACGAAGAGTATCACCTGTGCCATCATTTGCGCTTGATCCGATTCCTACTGTTTGTTTAGCCATTTAGCCCTCGTCAAAAGTCTTAGTTGCCGAATCGAGTGTAACATTTGTTGCATCAAAGGTCGATGCTGTTGATGGTGTTGCTGTCCCCGGCCCAGAGGTCGCATTGTCACCGCCGCCTCGTGCGTTACCGATTGTCGCTGTTTCACCTCCGGTGATGGTGATTGTGTACGAATTAGCATCGACAACCGTGATTGTATACCCTGTAGCTTTTTCAAGACTAGATTCTGAAAATCCATCAAACGCCTCCACTTTACGAAAAACAACAGCATCTGATGTGCTGCGACCATGAGAAGGTTCAAACACTGTAATTACCGCAGAACCCGAAGAACCTGATTGAAATGGATTCTTTATTAAAAGTCTTTGACCAGCCACCTCTGTACTTGTGTCTGGTCTAGGTTCAAAAAGTGCCTGTGGGTCTGAACCAGGGGATATAGGTTCTAACTGTGGATGCTTTGGCTCGTACTCATCTGGACCAACTTTAAGACCGTTCCATTCTGTTATCATGTCAGCAAGACGATAACGAAAACCAGAACGGTCTGATATACCGTAAGCATATTTCCCAGATGCATATCTAGCCATTAGTTTACCCGAAGATAAGAAATACTAGGCTGTAACTTCAACGGTACTCTATCTTCGTCCTCATCCGCTGCACGTTGGAACTCTTCTTCATACACAGATTTTAGAAGCTGCACCCGCTCTGGTGCTCTTTTAATTGACAAGTAATACGCCAATCCTGCAACCATGCACGGCAAGAACCGAAACGGAGTATCGGTTGTATTAGCTAATGTATCTACGTCTTCAATCCGCTTTACATAGTAATACACAAGCGTGTCGGTTGAGTTTTCTGGGGTGGCCCACAAAGTAATCTGCGGGGCACTCTGTCTGTTGTAATAAAACTGACTAGGCTTACCCTGAGTTGTTTTGTTAGGTATACCCAAATACTCACCACGAGACATTCGTGTAAGTTCTTGGTCTACTCCGCTACGACGTAAAGACACTTCAAGAATATCTGTGTGATTAGCGTCAAGAGTATAAGTAGCGGTGCCCTGTGTTAAAGCTTGAGTTGCCTGTTTTACTGTCCACAAGTTGAGGCCACGATTAGCCCAGTCAGCAAACATCAGGTTCATAGAACGACGTGCTGTCTTGGCATCATATCCGGTGCGGACCTCAAGTCCGCACCGCTCATATGCTTCTTCGATTATCTCAGCTACGTCGAGGTCGAAGTCTGTTGAACCTGAAGTTGCCATTTACTTCTTAGCCGATCCGCCGCGCTTCATCTTCATTGGTTTTTTCATCATGCTGCCGCCACGCATCATCTTCTTTTTAGCTGCACCACCACGCATCATTCTCATAGGCTTCTTTTTTCCACGCATCATTCCTGGCATCGTATAATCTCCTTGCCGAACGCTCGGCTATTAGGTTGTCAAAGTCATCATCATCATAGTTGTCATAGTAACCTTTTTTCAGCAGCTTTGCACTTGCATCATCAAGTTTTGACAACCGTTGTATAAACACCATAGTTATGTCGTGTTGAAACGACAACAGCCAGATGTTCATCCCCTTTTGCGCAAACCATTTGTTTAGTGCCATACATGAGACTTCAAGATCCTCATACTCACAAAACGGTTCTTGCTGTGCCACAATGACAACCTGATGGTCGTCATTAAAACTATCAACCTCTTCATTTACAACGTCCCAGAAGTTATCTTCTGTTTCAATTACCTTTACTTGGTTCTCGAACCAAGCCTTTTTTGCGTATGGACAGGGCCAGATGTTGTTTAAATCTGGGTCAGGAACACTAAGCTCCTCAACAATCCACTGTTCAAGCTCCTCTTTTACGTCCATTTCTTTTCGGCATTTTCATTGCGCCAGCTTCTAATTTGCGCGGTGCACACATAAACTTACCGTCTTTTGCTTTCACAGTTCCGCCCTTTTTCTTAAAACCCATCTTATTACGGACAGGGGTTGGTAACATTGAAAGTCCTTTTCCTTCATTACCTGCGGGTACATCTTTTAGTGCCATTACTTCTTCTTCCTTCTTAGTGACTTAACGCGACGTGGCTTACCAGCAGGCTGACCTAATCGCTTCTTCTGTGATATCCTACTACGTTTTTCTTTGGTCGTCATCTCTTTGGTTGTCTTGGGTGTTTTACTAGAAATCCTTTTGCTGGGGCGACAATATGGAGTACCCCGTTTTTCACCTTTGCGTCTGCCACAGGTTTTCCCCGTGCGAACGTCCTTCCAGTCTTCTTTGAACCACCGTTTGAGAGCAAGACCAGCTTTTGTTTTTCTAACAGCCATATTCTTCCCATCAGCCTCTAATACTTACAATTATGAATATTCCTAATCCAACTAGCATAGCAATTATAATTGACGCTAACGTCCATTCCATAACTGCTTCTATCAAACGCTCCCGTTTTCTTTTCTTTGCCTGTCGTTCTTTTCGTAACTCACCTTGTACCTTTAACACATCTCTCCAAGCATTAAACCCATAATTGGCAACCAAGAAGTTACGAAGCTCTGCTTCCATCTTTTCTGCCTTCTTTTTTGCAGCATAGGTGTGTAAAGCTTCTTCTTCTACACTACCAAACCGTCTGCCCTTTGCCTTCTCATGCCCCTCTTTAAGTTCACCTATGGCACCCATAAGCTTACCAATGTCCTTTGACATTGATGTCACTTCTTTGCCGAGGGCGAATCCTTTTTTAATCGCCTGATATGAAGTTGTGGCGGTGGCGATTAATGTAACAGGATCCATTTATGATTGCGTTACCGCCCCCCTTGTTCTTTTACGTCTGCCTTTCATTACAGCACCACATCCACGCGCCACTGCTGTCCCTTTGATGGCTGCTCCTCTGAAGGCGCGCTTGGGCTTCTGGTCGTGTATGCCACCATGCGCTTTCTTTGTTGACTTGCCCCAATTGGCAGCACCGACTTTTCTGCATTTGGCGATGGCCCCGCTTGCATACGCCGACGGGAAGACCTTATATCTTGCCTTAACCTTGTGATAGCATGCATCTTTTTTACTCATTTCTTTTTCTTTCTACCTGCACAGTGTGCTCTTTCGCTAAACCCACGTGGACGCTTACAGTTTATCTTTGCTTTGCGTTTCTTACTCCACTTGCGTTTCTGCGGTGGTTTGGATATCTGGCTTGCGAGTGACCCACGCGAGATTGCCATCATTGACCCTTTCTTGTAAGTAATAATCCCAAAGTTCAGCCAGCATCTTATGATTCTGATCTACCTTAACAGCTATAACAGCCGTCTCGGTCTTTAAATCAACCACAGTAAAGGCTATCCAGCCGATGAAACCGAGTGTTGCGCCACCAATAAAACTGTTCACGTTTAACACTTCCATCTCCGCCTCGCTTGCCTCAATCTGCTGTTCGGATCTTTGGCTGCTTTTGGGAACTTTTTCATCTGACCAGCACTTCTAGCGCAGAAAGACTTACGTCTTTTAGCGTCCTTGCTACCCTTTTTAACCTTACCTGTTACGGCTGTCTTCAACTTAGAACCAGGATTGGCGCGACGATACGCTGCCACGCCAGCCTTGGTCATGCCTGCCCCTGCTTTCGTTGGACGAAAGTTTTTCTTATTACGGGGCGGCATCTTACTTTTTTTACGGGCCATAGGACTACCCAAAGAAAGCAGTTATCGAGTCTATGTTTGTCAACGTAACATGGCATCCGTCATCAAATATTATTCCGTGGTCAGGAATAGTAATCTGAGTATCGTCACCTGCTACAAATGTCATGGTTAA